GATTATGCATGGTTGTTAAATTTCACGTAGGCGGTATAAGTATGTGCCAGTGACTCATACGAAAGATCTATATGACAATCCTTGTTAAATATTTAGTTTATTCAAACAAAACACTAATGGATTCGTCATGATGTACCCGCCTAATTGCTTCTGCGAACATATCAGCAACTGATAATACTTTAACAACACCGTAATCAATCTTATAATTCGGTATTGTGTCTGTTATCACTAATGTTTGTAGTGCTGAACCTTCCATTTTCTTCGCACCATCGTTGCTTAATACTCCGTGTGTAATATACGCATGAACTACTTCTGCGCCTTCGTTCTCCAATGCGGTAGCCGCCTTGATTAGGGTGCCGCCAGTATCTACGATATCGTCTATGATTATACATTGTTTCCCCTTTACGTCGCCAATCACATTCATCGCTTCTGATTCGTTTGCACGATCTCTGCGTTTATCAATAATCGCTATATCTAGATTCAATTTTTTTGCTATTGATCTAGCTCGAGGAACTCCTCCGGCATCCGGTGAAACTATACATGCATGACCACTTTGCACCATTGCACTATTTTTTAAGTCGGTAACAAATAATGGTTTTGCTCTTAAATCGTCTACTGGAATATCAAAGAAGCCTTGTATTTGTCCAGCATGTAAATCCATTGTTAATACTCTATCGGCACCTGCCGTTTGTAACATATTTGCTACAAGTTTTGCAGTAATAGGTGCTCTGCCTGATTGCTTACGATCTTGACGTGCATAGCCATAATAAGGAACTACGGCCGTAACTCTGCCCGCACTTGCTCGCTTACAAGCGTCAATGAGTATCAACAACTCCATTAGATTTTCATTGGCTGGATTACTCGTACTTTGGAGGATGAAAACATCTTCCCCGCGAATGTTTTCATTAATTTCAACCCAAATTTCTTGATCTGCAAATCGGGTTGCATTTGTTTGGCACAACTTTATACCTGCTATGTTCGCTATTGCTTCAGCAAGAGGTATATTCGAATTACCAGAAATTAATTTCATACTGGAAAGCCTTCCTTTACTATTAGGTTTGCTTGTGTACCACAGTGAGGACACCAAAATGGTTCCTCACGAGGCAGTCGTAAATCAAAATTTTCTAACTGCGATGGTTGGTGAGCGTAACTCCACCACTCCAAACAGTATTTACACGTAAAGTGATAAATTAGTTCAACTGTATATTCATGTTCAGGCTGTACCAGTTTAGCCATTACCATCCTTTCAGAACTTGTTCTCGTTCAATATAATCGGTTGAGCCATATGGGGCGGCTTTATAGTCTGCTTTTACCTCTAACCCTTGGTATGCAAACTTGTTTTGAATTAACTTAAATGATATTGATGTCCGTAATCCTCTAAAACATGACGTTGGGGGAATAGAACGATGTGGTATTGATGAATTAAAAATTACAAATCTACCTGGCTTTGGCATACATGCTTTTAAGATATCTGTTTCTGTATCATCAGTATAAAATACAGTTTCTCCTCCCCAATTTGATTTCCAAATTGGATTTACATAATACAATGCCGTCCAATGCTCAAGTGCTGGAGTCCAATCAAGATGTGAAAAACCAACTCGGTCAGTTGTAGTACCAATAGCATATACATTAATTAATGTTAAGTCAAGTTTCAAATCGTTACTTGCGGTTTTTTGTATACCTTTCCAAAGGTCATATACACCAAGGTTTTGTTTACAGGGCAATGCTTGCTTCATAAAATGCATGGCCCAATGCTGATCCCAAAATGAAACGCCATGTTGACCTCTGTCATCTAATTCTTTATATTCGTCTAATGAGTTCCATTCTTTATGATCAGTATTGCCACATTGACCATATGTCCAACCAGGTGCAGTAATTATACTGCTTAGTTGTTTTATGTGCTCGGGTTCTAGTAAATCGTCAAAAACAATTATTCTTTGATCAACCATTTCATCCCATGCTTTAATTTCTTTATTTTCTGTTGGGGTACTTTTTTCCCAATTCTTTATTTCTGTAGGCATCTATATCTCCTTTTGGAATAACCTGATAGGCACCTTTGTTATAAGCCGGTGCTATACAAAATCCTTCTGGAACGTCACCAGTCTGGCGTTTTTTTCCACTTGGCCAACCTTTTAGGTCTTTGTCAGCCATTGACGTAATTTTGACAGTAACCCCTGGGGGCGTAACTGTATCATCTCGTTTAAATGTTTCTGATTGGCTTCGTTTCCAAGCCAATAGCTCTGCGTCGGTCGGTTTGAACTTTTCTGGTATCCCCTCAAAAAGGCTTCGTATTCGTTTTTTTCTTTTTCTTGGTCTGTTTTGGTTTGGTTCTGTGTCTGCTTCATATTCTATTGTACAGCCAGGTGCGACTGAATTGACTTTTTTTGTACCCTTATTGTAATTGATGCCGAGAGCATCATATATTTTAGGCATGTTAGTATGTTGAATTTATTTTTAGTTTTGCTTTAATTAACTTTAGGTCGTATTTTATATCTGAAAGAGTCTCTAGTATTAATGCATGTTTATCATCATGATGTACAGGAACTACTTGAACATCTTCTAAATCGGATAAATGATCATGCATTAAGTCGTCTTCAACTTTGCTACTCTTCATCCTTATACAGGGCTTTCATATAAAGCCAAAAAGCCACTGTTCCTTCATCGCCTTCGTGTCGTGTTTTTTTCATTCGAATCCCATACCTAGGTTTTTCATTTGCATAATAGTACTTGGTGCTGACGTATGGTGTATTGCAATACCACCGCCCATAGCACTGACCCCTTGCGGGCCTTTTCTAAATTCTTCAATGTTTTTGATGTAGTCATCAATTAACAAATTAGGTCTACTATCACGCCCATCTCTGGCAAACTGCTTTTTGTCTTGTCGTTGTACTACTCGCATTTTATCTGCTGGTAGTCCAAAGTATTTTGACATCCACTCTGTTTTATCCTTAGCGGCTCTTGCATAATGTGCAGGAGCCTTTTTCTCACTTGGAGCGGCCGTAAGCATAATTGGGTCATAGTCCTTAATATAATTCCAAAGCTCAAATGCATCGGGTTTCGGAGGTATTATTGCAAACACATTTTCAGGAATTCTTTCTTCCCAGTCTGCAGTTGTAATTTTATCCATATTGAAAGTAGCCTTAACGTAACCTTCAAAATCAGCAACAACGCCATCCATATCGCAATAAACTTGCGGATGGTCGCTTGATAATTCAAATAATCTCAAAACTAATAAACCTCCATACAACTATTATAGTATATTAAACACCATTTGTCAATGTATTTAATAAGAAACCGCATTAATATAGCAATCAAGCCTTGTACCAATTTGATCTCGGTTAAGTTGACCAAAATACACTTGAAGCCACATTTTTAGTTTAGCCCATGAACTACATATATTACCATAATAGTCAATAGTTACATAATCATCCGGTTTCGATACTGTATTATCATTTGGAAGATATACGAATATCATGTTGTCTGGATAATTTATGTTAGTTCGATATGGAACACCATAAGCATAAACTTTATCAAAAATTACATCGCCACACTCTTTAATAAAACTTTCTATGAGTGTACAATGTTCGTAATAGACAGATAAAATTTTTGTACTGCCTTTTGAAATATTATTTTTCAGTTCGATAATGCTTTCAGCATCCCAACCTGATTTAAATGTAATAACTTGAAAGGGGTTTGCTGATAATATTGACCAGCCATTCCCTTGCTTAATAGATACATTATGATCAGCATTTAACTTTCTTAAAGAAAGTTGCCCTAACTGCATAGCATTTAAAGCCAATACGGCATAATGTGATTCTGTTTTGTTATACATATATTTTATTTCTCCTAATGGCCCCCAATAGATAGGTACATTCATTGGATTATAGACTTGTCCGTACATAGAATGATACATATATTAGCCAAGTTGTTCTAGGCTTACCTTAAGGGGGAAATTATTGCTTCTTGCTAAACCAGTTGTCTCAATGGCTTTTGTTTCAGCAATTTCATAATTGTATGTGCCAACAATCGCTTTGCCTTCTTCATTTATTACATTTGCAAAGTCTGTTGCACGATCATGAGTGTGATTGAAGACACTCTCTAAGACATGAACAACAAAATCTTGTGTTGTATAATCGTCTCTAACGAAAACTACATTAAATTTTGGTGGTCTAATGTCAACTAAAGTTTTTAGATCTATGTTAACTTCAACCGTCGAATTTATAGACATGTTTGCACACCTCCAAATTTATTTATCGAAATTGGGGGGCAAAAACCCCCCAAACCGGGTTTTCACCTAGTCCTTTTTCTCAACAAATTCGTAGAGTTCAGTGGCCTTAGTCTTAATATCATCAATGGTATATGACTTAGGTTGAAGTTCTTTCCAAAACTCCATAGTTGCGGTACCGTTCTCTATTGCTAAAGACCAAGCATCCGTAACAAATTGCTCTTGCCTTGCTGATTGGTCTTGAAGATAGCCTTGGGCCATCTCAAGTAATTTGAACCGAAGTTCGAATGGATTTGTAGACATAATAGTCTCCTT